GGAAAAGGTGACGATTGCAAGTGTAACAAAATGGCTAAAGCCAAGTGTGATTGTGGTAAAGAACCTTGTGAATGTAAATCCTGTCCTAAATGCGGCGGTAAAATGGAAAAAGGCGGCTGTATGAAAATGGGCTGCGGTGGTAAAATGGAAAAAGCCGAAAAATGCCCATCATGCGGTGGTAAAATGGAAAAAGGCGGCTGTATGAAAATGGGCTGTAATAAAATGAAGAAGTCGGCAGAAGCAGGTGCTCAGCCGGGGTTTACTACATCGTTTGATTCTAATCCCAGTGGAGTTATGTTCCTTGCTGAGAGCGGTGGTCAAACACGAAGTGCTTACTACACCACTAATCAATATCCTTACAACGCTGAAAATGTTACTAACAAAGGCTCAATTTCTGAGTCATTCAACATGGAGTCTATTTCCGGTAAGATGAACCCACACGACGGAGGCGGCGTAGACCGTCAAGTAGAAAATGGTGTTTTATCGAAAGCAAAAGCCGCTTTATTAGAAGCACATAATATCGCAAAAGGAATGTGTGGAAAATGTGGTGCAAATCAATTCTCAGGCTGTAAACTAGGTTTCGGCTCAAATTGCCGTGGACTTCTAAGTTGATGGTGGTGAAGATGTGCGAGAAGATGCTACTGATTGGTATCTAAGAGCACGTTCAGATTTACTTAAATCACTGCTCGACGGTTACGATTATTACAACTCTATTGCTAATTACATCTTAGCAACTGAGAACTTAGAAAATCACGGTTATGAGATTATCAAAGGTCACAATGACTTTTTTTGTGACATGGTGGTAAAAGAAGAAGAGAAGACTATCGAAGAAAAAATTAAGGAAATGATGTCTTCTGAGAGTCGTAAAGAAAGAGGTGAAGGTCGAGCACTGAGAGTGGAAACTGAACGAAGTAAAATGAGCGAAAAGGGTCGTGAAAAAGATGAAGGAGCGTTTATGTTTTCAGGCTCAGGTGCTGAAACCATTCCTAATCACCATTGGAAAAATAGGTTCTCCGAATCATCAGTACATGATTTTACGAGTCTTTGGCCTAATGCACCTATGAAAGAAGATTCACTGTATTCAAACACTCATCGTTTTCAAAAAGAATACCACCCTCTATTGACAGTTAACTCTGTGACTGGTTTACCAGCATATATTGAGACTTTAAGAGATTTTTACTTACCTACCAAACCCGGTGGTCAATCAATGGCTGAGAAGGTAAAAAAGCATGAATCAATGCACGAGAATCATTTTAGTAAGATAGATAATCCTAGCATTGTTGGAATTAAGGACGATGTAACAGGAGAAACCAATCATCCTTTCAAAGGTCCCTTACACGACTCTCATTTACATGATTTTTATTTAGATAATCTTGAGACTTGGAAAAAAGAAAATAGTGATTTAGTAAATTCAATTATTAACGAATATGATAATTCTGCTGAGCAAGATTTTGCTATAGCACAAGCACACATGGATGATGCTATCAAAGGTTGGATGAATGAGGAATTAAATGATGACGGTTTAAGAACTTCATTAGGTTGGGGTGGTTATAATTTTGGTCTTGAGTTTCTTTCCCCTTCTCAAAGAGAGAATGTAGTAGCACATCTTATGGAGAAAGGCTCCAATTCAGAAGCAGTGCAAAAAATAGACATTGACGGTGGTAAAGGTAGAACCATTTCAGTGGGTCGTATTAAAAGAAACTTGTCTCATAGGTTCTCACCTGAGTTCTTTAGTGAAATGAGGAATATTCTACACACATCTCAGAATCAAAGAAGTAACGTTGAAGGCGGCGATGATTTTCGTGACATAACTGATTATGATTCTGATTTACTTTTCAACGCCTTACATGAGGCTAAACATGAAGAACATGGAACTATGGCTAATGCTATAATAGCGGCGTTAAATGAAAAACATAGTGTTGAAGAAGGCGAAGCGCCCCTTGATAATTTAAGGGCACTGCGAAGTTTAGGTGAAGCAAAGACTGCCTTAGATTCACCAACAGTAATTGCTAATATGATGGATAGAAGAATTGCTAGTAGTTCTACAAATAAAGCAGCATTACTTCATCTATTAGGACTAAAGGCCACTAAAGATGGCTATGAAGCATCTGAAAAAGGTCATTTTGATGGAACTAACAGACCCCTAGGAGTTAAGGATATGGAAGAACTTGACAAAATGATAGTTCAAGGTAGAGTTGGTTTACTTAGAGATAAACTGATTAGAAATGCTCAGGCCCATGGTCATCTTGGATTTAACGGCCCACATGAAGATGATATACCTGAAGATGAGGCTGATATATGGATGAGGACAAAAGATGGACCTGTAGGTATAGGCTCATTTTTTCATATTCCTTATGTTCGTGGTGGTAATGGAAGAAGTAGTTTGTCAATGCTTGAAATGCTGCATGATTGGATGCCTAAAGATGAAGAGGGTAACAGTCTAATTGGTACTATTACACCTGATGGTAGGATAGCCATAAATCGTAAAAATACAGGACTATTTGGTTCAGTAATTCCTGTTGACCGTACTGGTGCTTTTTCCAAAACACTAAGCCCACATGAAACACAGTCCTTTTGGGATATATCCGCTAAGAGAAAAGAGGGTAAGAAAGGTAGGTTCAAAACTAGAAATAGTAAGAATAATGAGATGGTAGGGCACTCTACTTTAGACCCTGAAGTGGCAAATATACTTGGAAGGTTAACTTATGACGAGAGAGTGGATTTGATTGGCTCGGGTCGTACTAATCACCATCTTGGATTTGATACTTCTTTAGCCCACAATCCTATAATGTCAAGAGGGAAAATACTAGAAGGTACTGAGACTAGAATCCGTAACACCAGCCTTCACTCACACAATTTACACACTCGATTAGGTAGGAACTTTCCTCCTCATGCACCTGCTAAAACTAGATGGTTGAAAGCGCAAGATATTAAGAATCCTAAAAATAAAGATGCACGTACTCACATAGGGGATGCTAGAGTTTGGGACGTAACACATAAGTTATCAGGTAAAAAAGTGAAGGATTTACCTGAAAAATCTAGTCCTGAATATCAAGCAAAGTTAGAGAGTGCTTTAGATGAGGTTAGTCATTTAGAAGACCAAGTAAGTATGTATGCTGGAGCAGAAGATGAAATGCCTGAAGGTTTAATGGAAGAACTAATGGCGGCTAGGTCTAACTTACATAATCTTGAGGAGGTCGGTGGGACTACTATGGCTTCAGGTAGCGGATTTACTCTAGGTCATGACCAGTTCGACATTAAGGGAGAAGGCGATTTAGCAGCAATTACTCAAATGGCTATGACTCTAAAGCCGATTATGGAGAAAGCAGACCCTGAGGCGTTTGACCCTACCAACAAACTAAAATTCCTTTCTAACACATCACGTCTTTTCTATGATGCAAATAGAATGTTGATGTTAGTCCCACATGATGTTCATGGTCTTACAACACATGGACCGGGGATAGACACAGAAAAAATGCCTTCTGCTAGTGCTACTGCATCCCAAATAGTAGGAGATACAATAGTTCCTCATCGTAATATGATGATAAGCGCTATACAAAATGGTGTTGATATTACTAGAGACATGAGCGTTCAAGAAGTTATGACTGCTCTTGGTTTTAACCACGATGAAGATGATGAATTATATGAGCAACACAAAGAACTCGCTCAGAAAATCATAGACAGTGCACCTGAAGAGGGAGGTCTACGTGCTCTAACGCATGGGTCATTACTTAGCACTGGTATGGGTTTTCACCCTAGAGGTCAAGATATTTCATTAGAGCACGAACTCCACAGTAATCACATGACTACTTTTGAAGAGGCTTATGATAACGAACCAGTGGTTCAGCGTTACAAACAGATGGCTAGAGAGAAAGCATCTACTGGTAGAACATCTGAAAGTGGTAAAGAAACTAAAGGTTTGAATGAATGGTTCAAAACCAATTATCTCGGTAAATTAGGTGTTATTCCTAGACTTATGAGTGGTCCTTATGCTAATGAGGCAGAAAAATATGGCTTAACATATTACGATACGGGTGATGTAGCGGATAAAAGTCACAATAAGAGTAAAGTCAAGAGTCTAATTCACAATGTAATTGCAGTAGACCCTAATCTAGTTGATAGAGAGTTAATTGCTAACGCTACGATAGATGATAGCATGAATGATGTTACTAAACTAAACAGAGCGGGTGGTAGAGAAATACACCCTGCTACTTCTTTGAAAGGGGCAGCAGTTGGAGATTACTTCACATCAGGACGTATGGAAATGGGCTATCCTATGTCCCCTACAATTGGTATAGAATGGAATGGTAATGAGTTTGTTGCTGGAACTAATGGAGCAAGTCAGCAAGTTTTACATTCAATTAGTGAAGAGTCATTAAATGATATACATGGTGAAGAACTAGTTCAACAAGTTATGGCTTTACCCGGTGAGTTCCAAAGAGGGCCTTTGTCTCAACAACCAAATATCTTATTGGGGGGTAAGGCTGAAAGTGACGACCCTGAGGATATAGGTAAGTCATTAATGGCTTTGATGGACCCCGATGTTTTACTAAAAAGTGAAGATGGTAAGCCCTTACCAATTCTCCCAATGCACCGCATTTTTTCAATCAAAGACTTTGAAGCACTACGGGGCTTTAGTGGAGAATGGGTAGTTTCTATTCTCCCTGCCTCTGAGAGATTCATAGTTCGTAAAAAGGGTAGTAGAATCACAGCATATGATAAGAACGGTGATGTTGCTTTATCACCTGAAGATAGAAAACAATTCAGGGCTTTGAATGATAAAAACTGGATGTTAGATGCGGTTAAGAGTGATGATGAAATTCACATCGTAGACATAATTGAGTATGATGACTCTAATATCGCCGACATGATTGTTAGAGAGAGACTGAAAGTATTGAGAGGACAATTCGACAGTCATGAGCATATCATGGTGCCGGGCCCTCATAATTTACGCCTAACAGACACTGAGGGCTTGAATGGAGTTGTTGAGAGTTTGAAAGAGTCAGGAGAGAGAATGCTTCTTCGTGACGCTACATCTACATACATGCGTGGTGAAAGAAGACATCCTAAGTGGTTCTTACTAAGACCTGATAAACAAGTGACTCTCATCATCCTTGATGTTAGAGGTAAAGGTCCGTTCACATATCGTTTAGGGGCTGGGCCTTTAGATGCAGAAGGCTTTGGGAATAGAGGAGTAGAATACGAAGGACAATCTTATCTTGACGTAGGTACTGTAAAGAGTCCTAAACCGTTTGAAGAAGGAGACTTCGTTAACGTTAAAGTATCAGGTGTGAAATCTAGGAATAAGAATGGTAAAACACTCTACGATGTTGCTACCTCTAGGATAGTATCAGAAGCAGAAGATGCACCAGCCTCACTTGAAACGCTTTCGTTACTCACAAAATCACATCCAGTGCTACCAATCCAGTTTTCACTAGATGTCAGTCACAATAAACTTACTCTATCATTCCCTGAAGTAGACGATGTAGTTTACAAGATGGAGCGAAACTCTCATGGTATGTGGGCTCATTCCCCTTATTCTACATTGGCTGAATTACAGAAGAATGAATATCCTATACTATTGGCTGAAAGCCTACGCCCTCTATGGAATCAAGCAGCATCTTTGATGATTAAGGGTGTAAAACCTGATGTAGAAAATAATGCTAGAAGCATGGCAGACCCTGAGCATCGTAAAGAATCTGAAAAAGAATCTGCTGGTATCATAGATGAAGATGATGAAATGAACATTCTAAAACCAAATCAAATGGTAAAGACACTGGCTCGTATTGCTGACTTAGTAGATAAACTAGCAAAGGAAAAGATGTCAGGTAGAACTAGTGCTCAAGGATTTGGTATAGATGTTGGGGACGGCACTGAGTCTCCTAGAGGACCAACATCATTGAACAGTGAACAATCATTACCTGATTGGGATATGTTGGAGCGTCCAACGGAAGACCCGGAGGAAGAATACCCAGCCGTTCGTAACAAGCGATTAAAACGCAAAAATAAAGAGGAGTCTGACGTTTATGAAGCAGAATCGGAAAATGAGTAATGCCGCTTTATTAATATACCAAGAGCAGACAAGGAGGGGTTAGTGTGTTGCTCAGAACTCGACAAGACAGCATTTCCCTGCTCAAAGGGAGCAACGACCTTGTGGTCGCAGGATATGCTAGTGTTGAACTGGTTGACAAGCAGGGGGATTTGATTACTCGGCCAGCCTTGAAAGATGCTTTCAAGAAATATATGGCAGACCCGAAGTATAGAAATGTGCAACTAGCGCACTCTAACATTCAGGTAGGAGAAGTCATTCCACAATACACAGATAGTGAAGGGAGGTTATGGAAAAGCGAAGTTGACGATGCAGGAATGTTCGTCGTAGTTCAACTTAGGAATGACATCGAAAAGGCACGAGAAGTGGCAGCAGAGGTCAGAAAGGGGAATTTAGCGGGATTCAGCATCGGAGGACAAGCATTCAAGCGAGTTCGGAAACATGATAATAGTCACGGCAATTATCAAGAAATCAGTAAACTAGAACTTCACGAAATCACTATCTGCGAAAAAGGAATAAACCCTGAAGCAACATTTAAAATCCTAAAAGAAGACAAAAAAATGGAGATGACTAAAATGAGCGACGATGTTATGGAGCAAATGAACAGCGTTCTTGAGCGCCTAGAAGGAAGATTGGACTCTATGGAGAAAGGTGAAATGCCACCCGGACTCAAAGAACACATGAAAAACAAGAAAGGCGACAAGAAAGAAGAAAAGAAAGACGAAGAGATGCCTGAGAAAGCATACAAGGCTGACGATGATGAGAAAGATGAGAAAGATGAGAAGAAAAAATCTGAATACTCTGACGTTATATCTGCTGAGTACCTAGACTGGATGGAGAACACTTTGAAATCCGCTGGTGTAGACACAGATGGTGCAAGACAGCACTTTGATGGTATCTCTAAGGCAAACCTTGGTTCCACACCTGAATCTATTGGAGACGGTGCAGATTACTTTGCAGGTCAAGTAAAGGGCCGTGCACAAGAAGGTGGTTCACCATCTACTAACGCTATCCAGCGTGCTGGACTAGGCAGCGGTGGTGGAGAAGTCAACAAAAGTGACTTTGTAACATCTGTAGACCCAGCATCACTAGAATACGCATACGAAGTCTTCAAGGCAGCAAAGCAAGAAGAAGAACTTCGCAAAGGTATGGAAGTCAACTTTGAGTCACGCTACGCTCATGAGAGAACTGAAGAAATTTCAAAAGCACAAGCACAAGCATTTGATGCTCGTGGGCCTCTTGATGAAGTAATGAAGGCTTTAGATTCACTTAACGATAGAATTGACAACATTGGCTCAGCAGAGTCCACAACAATCGCAAAATCCGCATCCCCTGCTATAGAGGTCCCATCCACGGCTGACCTCGGTAATATGTCATGGGATGAAGTTCACCAACTCGCTGGAGGATTATTCCGAGACGAGTGAAACTCAAACAATGAAGCAAAATAGGAGATGAAGAAATATGGCACGAAATTACGTAAGAACAGTCACTGACATGGAAAGGTATTACTACGGAGCAGGTAACTCAATGGGTTACTCCTACTCCGGTAGCGAATTACTCAAAGCAGACAGCCCTATGCTGTCTACCACAGCGGGAACATACCAAGCAATCTATGGTCGCAAAGTATGGTCACAGTTGAACCAAGAATTTAACGCATTCTCAATCCTTCCAAAGCGCCCATGGGACCGCAGCGGATGGAGAGTTATCACTGAGAAACCTAACAGCGGTGTAGTACACGGTGGAATTGCAGAAAACGGCACATTGCCTGAAACTGTTAAGCCTGTATTCCAGCACGTTGCAGCAAAGCCAAAGACCATCGCTCACTCATTCGATGTAAGCGAAGTTGCTGTCTTCCTTGCTGACAAGGACGATGGACTAGGCGACATGCGCTCAGTTCTCAAAGAAGAAATGGGTAAGCACCACGCTGAAATGGTTAACAAGATGCTTCTAACAGACTCTGAGACTGTTGCAGGTAACAACTTTGAATCACTAGACAGAATCACCGCAAACGACGGTGGTGCATCCGGTGGACTAACATCTATGGAAACTGGTGCTTCAGCAGGAACAGACCACTGTGGCGCTACTGACCTTGACATCTACAGCATTGACCGAAGTGCAAACTCTTGGGCTAACGCTGTTGTAAACTGTGGTAGTGACAGAGCATCCGGCAACCGTCGTACTATGTCACTAGACCAACTAGATGATGTGTTCCAGCGAATGTGGGAACTTGGTGGTAACCCTAAGGTTATCCTAACTGGATATGACACTCTAATGAGACTTCAGCAATTGCTACAGGCTCAGCAAAGATTCATGGAAGAGAAGAGAGTTACACCTACCTACAACGGTGTTAAGGGTGTACCGGGTATCGAAGCAGGTTTCATCGTAGCAACCTACAACGGTGTTCCAATCATTCCTTCCAAAGACGTAGAAAAGGACGGTCTAAGTAGGATGTACTTCCTAGACACTGACTACCTATACTTCTCTACAGCAATACCAACTCAATACTTTGAGTCAGGAATCGAAACTGGTGACCCATTCGCAATCAACAGACTAGGTCAAGAAGGACTTTACCGAACAATGGGAGAGGTATGGACTACCTTCTTCCGAGCACAAGGGAGTATTCGTGACCTAAAGTGAGGTCTTTTGGAGATAATAAAATAGGAGATGAATAATATGGCAACAGAATTAATAGCAACAGCAGCAGGCGGCTCTTTAACAGCAGCAGTAACTGGAGCATGGGAACTAAGAGCAGGGTCACAGGACACAACTGAATACTTGGCTCGTGGTGGAACTTACCCCGGTAACATAGACGCATTCAATGCACTACAAACAGATGCAGCGAATGGATATGACCCAGCCCCAAAGATGGCTATCCTAACTCTAGGAACAATCGCAGACAGCAACACAGTAACTCTAAGCGGAGGAATTAGTGCAATCACTGGAGCATTCATGACTACCTTTACAGCAAACAATGGTCAAACCGCTGGACTTTCATTCAGTGGTAAAGTCATTACTTTGGAAGCAACAGGTGCAGTTACCAGCGGTCAAGTTCTAGTGTTTTACTCTTGAGGTGCTTAACGTGCCTATAGTAACATACATCGGGCGCTCTCATGTAAGGAGAGCAACTGATAGTAGAATGAAGGACTGGGAGCAAAACAGACCAGTTGAAGTAACTTCAGCATGGCTTGACCACTATGGCGTTAGACTAGGTGAGGAAGATTTCAGAATTGAAGGTTGGACTCCTGAAAGCGCTGAAGAGCGAAGTGTTGACAAAGGCGGAGACGGTATACCTGACGAAGGCTGGAGTCGCAAAGACATTAGCAAATGGCTAGCAGCATATAATATTAAACCAAGAGGTTACGCTACTAAGACTCAATTACTTGAGTTAGTTGCTACTGTAATGAGCCCTGATGGGGTAGCAGAAACAGAAGAACTTGTAGCAGAATCTCAAGAAGAAGAAACTCAAGAAGGAGATGAAGAATAATGGCAGTAAGCATAGACAACAGACCGAGTTATTTCGGTGACAGAATGATAGTAACAGGAACTTATGGTACAAGCGACTCATCAATAGATTTGAGTGGTTTGTTAGCAAGTATTGACTTTGCAGCAGTAACACCTTTCGCCGTAAGCGGTGATAACGAAGTAGAAAGTGGTTCAGCAGCAGATGGAAGTGACAAAGCACCTTTCGTTTCACCGGAGTTCGCAACAGTAGCAAGCGGTAGTACAACTATCAACGTTAACGCTGCTGGGTTCGATACTTCTAACCAAGGTGGTACTTTCATAGCAATAGGTCGCCGCTCTTGAGGTGACTTAAATGGCTAAGTCAGTATCAATTCTAGGGCCTTTCCCGCCCGGTGACTTTGCTGATGCCACACAAAGAGCAGCGATAGAAACTGCTATTAGCGACGCTATCGCTTCAAACACGTGTGTCACGGCTGACCCGCATGTAGTGCTGGGAAACATCTATATCATTGTCACAACCAGTTGAGAGTGGTGATTATGAATGGGTTTAGACATTTCCACCATTGACTTTGAGGACATCAGTCGCTTTCAAAAGCAGAACCTACGTGCAGACGTAAGCATAGACCAGTCTACCTTTGTTGACCCTGAGAATCCTTTGAAGGGTATCACCAAAGAGCAGCGCAATCGCAATAGCGAGGCTGCTGACGTGCTCAACATAGGTTCCGGTACACGCTGTAAGCACTGTGGAATGCTTCACTTCTTATGGCGTGAAACATGCGGTGCTTGTAGTAAACCAATGGAATACAATCTAGCAACTAGAAGTGAGGAGGCAAGAGAATAATGCCTAGAGTATACAGTCCCGGTGAGGGCGAAACACGCCCTCTTGACCCTACAGCAACTGTGTATACTACACCTCAAAAGGTAGCAGATTACTTAGGCATTGGACCGCAAGAACCAGTGGTCACATCAGCAGATTCCGTATCAGATGGAGTTTTCATTACTGGTGAAGATTACCGTAGATGTGGTACTGAAGTAGATGATACAATTTTGATTTACAGTGACGCTAACCCTCTTGGTGTAGAGAAAACAATAACAGACATCAGTAATGGTGGTAGTAATGGCGTTAAGTTAACATTCACAGGCTCTTTTACACATGCTGACTTTGAGGCTGCTGATAACACATACGTGCAAAACCTGTCTTCTTTTACTAACGCAAAGGTTGGTAGACAGCGTGGTATGACAAAAGCCATTGTGCAAAATCGCATCCGTGAAGTACAGGATAAGATTGACAACATCACTCACAATGCTTGGCGACCTTACCTAGTGTCGGCTGAGTATATCAACTTCGATACTTACAAGCCTTATCGCCGCCGATACTACACAGACTATGTCGGTACTGCACCTCTTCTATTCCGTAATGTTCAGCAGATTCTAAGATTGGAACTATGGCAGGGTGACGATTATCGTGAGATAGGTGCTGCTGAAGCACGCATCACCATACCTGATGACCCAAGAAGCATAAGTGGCTCGATTGTATTTAGTCCGGGTAATGGTAGTGCTGCTATATTAACAGCAGGCACTGCTACTACTCAATGGCGCGCTGATTTCGACCTCGCTACTACCGCTCAAAACCTTGCTGACTTGATTAACAAAGAGGATAGAGTGAGTAAGGCAGCAGTCGAGTTTAGCCCAGCCTATACTTTAGAAGGTAGCACTAGTAACGTGAATGTAGACGATGAGTTCTTTGCTACCGCTAACTCAGATTATGGGACTGGTATAGTCAAGGTTACTAGTAGAAGACCAGTGAAGGCTGGAGAGACTTGTAGTATTGTATGTACAGACAGCACAGTGTCTATTTCGCAAACTCAAGTTAATACAGCAACTTTCAGTAGTCTTCTTTCTACTACAATAACTGTAGATTCTACCGATGGTTTCGCTCCTGCTGGAGTCTGTAAAGATGCTAGTGGTGATGTTTTCAGGTACACTGGGACTACTAGTACAACATTTACTGGTTGTGTCATTGTAGTGGGGAGCGCTCTTAGTGATATTAGTGGTGAAATAACCCAGCATACTCTACAAGTTGACTTACAAGGCGGTAGCGCTAGCGGAGATAACGCTCGTCTACGTGACTGGTGGATGGACTATGAAACAGGCATCATCTACTTCAACAACTCTTATCCATTCTTTGAGTGGAACGCAATCAAGGTGTCTTACATCTATGGTGAGCGCTATCTTGAAAAAGCAATAGAAGAAGTTGCTACGAAGATGGTGGTTATTGACTTATTGATGTCAGATGACCGTACTGTGTTGCTTCCCGAGGGCACTAGTAACATAGATTTGACTGCTAAAGTGCAGTTATTACAGTCTGAAATTGATAAGATTTTACCTCGTTATCAAGAGATTGTCTTGTTTGAGTGATAACTATGGCTAAGAATGCTGAGTTTTATGAGTTAATGGAGGCTCAACTCACTCCTGAAATGATGCAGCCTGAGTATCAAGAGCAACTCTTTCAGGTAATTACCAAAACACCCGAGGGTTTTCGTGCAGTAATTGAGCAACAAGAGTTGAGTCTTGAGGGAATCAACCGAAACGAAGCAGGTGATTATGAGCAGCGAGGCAAGCCTCCAAACCAAAGCGTACTTAAAGCAGCATTGGATAGGGTAGATAAGAGGATGCTTAGAGAATCCCCTGCTTTGAAAACCTACAAACTGGAGTTCAAAGGCGGTGCTCTAGTACCTGACATAAAGGCATACGAAAGGGAGGTGGAGTGATGGTAGCAACATGGACTGAATCTATAGATGTAATCTTAGAAGTTCTTGGTGACTGGAATCGTGCTAACACATCAAACATAAAGCCGATTATTGCTGACATCGCTACTGTCGGCCCTGAGCGTGGTAAGCGCATAGACATGAAGAAGTCCGACTATGTCCTATGTTATGAGACGGCGCACAATGAAGAAGCGCCTGAAATCCTCTATGATTTCGTGACAACACGTGTAAACATCACTGTTGACTTGAGAACTACAAAGTCTCGTAAGCACATGCAAGCGATGGAAAACGAGATACGTCGCCTCATTCACACAAAGCGCAAGGGAGATGGCACGTCCTTTGACCGCCTTGTTTTTAAGACTCGTACGGACCTATCAGACCGTACAAAACATCTATTTCGCAAGACCTTCCAAATCGAAGTTGTTATCTTTGCGGAGTTAGTGCCATGAGGTGAGCCGGATGCCGTCAACAGTGTATAAGGGAGATTTAACCGAAATTTCATTCGGTCACGAAACATCATTACAACTAGCACATAACTATGCTGGTTCTTTTACATTTACACATGAAAGCACTGATACTGATGCTGGAACTAGCACCATACGTTTGGCTAATGGTGCTGCCAACACTCCTGTTGAGAATGGAGTGCTTCAATTACCACGTGGTATGCTGGTTGGTGCAAAGTTAAGCATCATAGGAGGAACTGCCTTTACACTAGATGATGCTGCATCAACTGGTAAGGTTTTCACTGTAGTGCAACATCACACTGGGACTGGTGGGAGTGCTGTTGAAACTGACTTCGTAGTCACCCCTGCTCTTGCAGAATCTGTTGCTACTGTCAGTAGCACAGACGATGCTCTTCACTTCCACGGCTTTACCCTACCATCCATTGATGTGAGTATGGGTTATCATGATACCCCTAACGCTTCTAGTGAGTCAGTGCTTACTGACCAATTCCTAGGTCTTGCTGCTACTGTCACACTCCCTGAGACAAAGGTGGACTTGAAGCGTTATCATGTAGTTGGGCTTGGACGAGATGTTGCAGTACAGGTCCCCGGTCGGTTTGTCAATGAAGGGGGCTCTTTTGAGGTTAACATGCACAATCCTCGCTGGTTGTATTACTGTCTTGGTATGGAAGCGATTGATGTAGATTCGGCTGGCACAGGTGGAGGCCAATTCGACAGTTTGGTTGATTTAGAGTCTACAGGTGTTTTATCTACAGGCGTGGTCAGTGCAGGTAGTAGCACCACCATAGCAGTAGACACTGTAGATGCTACAACAAAGTTCAATGTAGGTGACGCTTTATATGATGATGCTGATGCCTTTGTAGGACTTGTTACAAACGTGGTAGCGAGCACAATCACACTTGCAGCAAATAACATTACTGAAATAGCAAACAATGAAAACTTAAAAAGGGCTCCTCAAAGGCTAAATGGTCTTACTAAAGTAGGAGCGTCTACTATTTCATATGATGGTACTGCACCTGATTTCACAGGCGGCAGTGACCCAGTTGCTGCTGGTGATTATGTTATTATCAAAGATACTACTCTTGCTGATGTTGTAACTTACAAAGAGGCTGACACTGCTGCTGCTAGTGCTTTTGGTGCTGTGAGTAATCCAGCAGCCAACTACTTTGACCGCACTGAAACTAGCGAGATACGCCGTATTGTAGGAATCACAGCAAGTGAAATATTCTTAGACGATGCTCTGCTTTACCCTCATGCAGATAACACTCCTTTACGTTTTGCTAGATTTACTAGTGGCTCTACTCAAGGCAGTCCTGACCGTGCTTCGAGTGGCACTCTAACCAATGGTGTTACACGACTTCTATATTCTCGCAGTAGTGTACCGTCTTTCGCTATGGAAGTTAGCATTCGCCGCCGTGATAGTGACGGCTCTGTAGACAACGTGGCTGATGGTGGTGCTACGGACACAAAGCAACTAACACGTGTATTTCGTGGATGTAAGGTAAAAGACTTCAGCCTAACTGCTGATACTGATGCTGCATTAAGACTAACAGTGAACTTTGATTCTGCTCTATGTTATACTGATACAGGTCGTCTTGAAGACGTGGGAACTAAAGGTGATAGGTACAATACTCACCGTATGTTTGAAGACACTGCAAATACAGATGCTAAGCGTAAAGAAAGTGGTATTGCGAAAGGCACACAAAAACCATACATGTTTTACAACGGCACAATTGACGTTGCTGGGGTAAGAATAGGGCAAGTAGTATCATTTACGCTTAACGGCTCAACTGGAGTGCAGCAATTCTACACAATCAACGGTGCTCCAACTAATGATGCTGAGACTGACCAAGTGCCGTTTGCAGGCTCTCGTAACGCTTCTATTGCTGTCGAAGGTAAGACTGAGTATAATATGGATATGGAAATCATTGTTGATGACCCAGTATTTTATCACAAGATGAGAAGAAGTGTAGACCATGATGCTACTACTGCTAACATGATTAGATTGTCATTCACCAAAGCGGGTAGTGGAAGTACACGTGAGAGTATTGATATTCTACTTGATGACTATGTTATTACAGAAGCACCACTTCCTATTCCTGAAGATAAAGGGCCTATCCGTGCTCCTTTGAAGATTATGCCTAAAGCCATTCGTGTGATTTCAAGAGACACGCTATTCCATTGTTGAGGTGACTAAGAATGCCGACTCCATCAGAATGTACATACAAATACCGCCGATTGTCAAATGAGGATTTTGCTATTTGGTATGGTAACACTCTAGGAGTAAAACCTGAAGTCAGTATGCTAGCAGCACAACACCGCTCACGCAAGAGCATTCAGATAGCGATTAATTCCCTAGTACCTGCACCTGTGGAAGAAGTTGTTGAGGTTGAATCTGTTGAAGATATACCCAATACAGAAGACTTCCCATCAGACCTATCCTATGATGCTATGACACTTGCTGAACTTCGAGAGGAGTGCAAAAACCGAGGCTTAGCAGTCTCCGGTACAAAAGCCCAGTTGAGTCTACGCTTGAAGCGTGAAGATGAGGGTATATCCGAGTCCACGACTGAGACTGAAGCCCCCGCTGAAGCGGCTGCTGAAGTTGAGTCGGACACCCCCGCTGAAGAAGCGGCTGTGACCAATGGTGAGACAAATGCCGAAACTACCGAACAAGGAAATACTACTGAGACAGCAGAATGAAAAGAGACACGAAATACCCGTAGACGATGACACAGTCATGGTTGTTTACGCTAGGGATATTTCTTTCTTTGATGTTCAGAAATCTGCCCAAGAGTTGCTTGTTATTGGTAAAAATGGCGAAATGTCTCTCGACCTAGAAGCATATTGGAAGTACGCTTTCACTAACTGGATAGTTCGCACTGAACCCGAATTATCTACTTCTGAATTATTAGACTTGAAGGGTCACATTGGTCAGCGTATAGCCGCTGTTTTACCTAGCCCTGAGACAGTAGGTAAGATGTTGCAGGGGGATTTTACGAAAGGCGGCGCTTAGAGATTGAGAGTTTTCTCACTCGTAAGTTAGTCGCCACGCCCGAAGACATGGAAATGCAGTTAGAATTATGGGCTTACGTAGTAGCAACACATTACAGTATATCATTAAAAGAGGTACATGAAATGACACCGGCGACATTCCAACAATCCTTATCATGGGCGCTTGCTGGTAGAAATCAACAGGAAAAGCAAATGAAGCGGCAGCGACAAGAGGCAAAAAGCGGGGGTCGAGAGACTGTTTCGCTTGACTATGATTGGCTTGAATTGGAGGACTTTTGATGGTAGCACTAGCAGGTTTAACCACCGCATTAACCGGTCTAACAACATCTGCTGGTTCACTTAGTAGTATTTTTACCAGTTTAGGCAGTTTATTGTCCAACGTAGGTGCTGCTATTAAAGCAGCATTTGGTGCAGCAATAGATTTTCTAAAGGAAAAATTTCAAGCAATAAAGGACTTTTGGAATGATAATATACAGCCCATTTTTGATGAGTTTTGGGCCTATGTAGAACCAGTAATAGTGATGATATGGAATGCTTTTAGCACTGTGGCTGGAGGCGCTATTGACCTAGTAGTAGGGGCATTTAACCTACTAGTAGAGGGTGCTAAATTAGCATGGGAAGGATTAACCACGTACATGTCGTTTATTTGGAACGGAGTTGTAATGCCAGTTATTGAAATATTTACAGGATTGTTTAGTGGAGCAATGGCTCTTGTTACTGGAGATTGGAAGGGCTTCATAGATTCTGCCATGGGGCTATGGGATGATGGTATAATGCCTCTTATTGATGCGTTTTTAACTCCATTTTTGTTTGGAATAGACCTTCTTGGAAAGGCATGGGATGGTTTAGTAGGTCTTATGGGCGCAGGTTGGGAAATGGTAATGGGTTTTTTCGACTTTGAATGGGCTGACCTTTTACCTACTTTTAATTGGCATAAAATTATCCCATTCGGTTTGGCTGATTTCTTTACCTTAGATAATTTAAACAGAGTATTTGATAATATCACAGCAGTCTTTAAGGCTTCAGTTGACGTTATAAAAGACGCTATAAATGATTATATTATTGATACTATTAATGATATGACTGGCTATGAATTACCTATCATTGGTGAAAGTCTACAAGATATAATTGGATTTAATGACATTCCCCATCTTGCTAAGGGTGGTATAACGAGCGGTCCTAAGAGCGGTTACCCTGCTGTGTTACACGGTACTGAAGCAGTAGTCCCTCTATCAGGTAATCGCTCAATACCTGTTGAAATGAAAGGCAGCGGAGGTGGTGGTAGTAATACTTTCAACATCACTATTAACCCGAGCGGTATTACTGACCGTACAGACAAGCGTGAACTTGCTCGCTCTATGGGTAACATGATTCAACAAGAAATATCACGTGCTTTAGGCGGCACTACAATGAGAGGGAGGATGTGAACATGGGTGACGGATATGGCTCTCCTATTAGACTACATTTTGAAGACCCCGAAGTTATGGCTGAGGCTGGGTATGAAGACGGGATGGAGTTACAGGCTCTTAGTATAGCGTTATCTGTAGAGAGAAAGGTTGGAGGTATGAGTTTACCTTACTTAGGCGGTCGGCGTTTAGGTATAGACATGAATCGCTCTACATCAACTATTATCATAGATGGTATTTTTACAGATGATAGTTTGGTTAGAAGAGGTATATCTGCTAAAAAAGCATCAGCAGTGATAGATTTTGGATATTTAATGAGTAGTGCAGTTAACGTTAATAGCATTGCAGACATATCTCATAGCCTGTTTACTACGTTAGCAAATGGTGTTGGGGGAAGCAACAGTGGAGTTTTGAAATTAAAAAGCCAAGATGGAACTACATATCAGATAAAACTTCAAAGATTGACTTCAGGTTCAGTTGGTTTTGTGAGTGGTTCCGGCAGTCTTTCAACTGTTACAGTTGCCGTGGGAACTACCTATATCACTCCCGCTCAATTGGCTACTGCTGTAGCAAGTGCGATAGGGGCTTTTAGCGGTGGCCCCTTTACAACCTCTATATCTGCTTCAGATGCTCCTAATGGTGGGGATGCTAGAATTACAATTACACAAAGCACTGCTGGTAAAATGACAGCAGAAGATTCTGTTAAGTTTGAAAACAACGCGAACACTGAACTTTATTATGAACTTTTTAGAGGAGGTAGAAACGCTTCTAGTAGTGGTGGTATCAAATCCGCTGGTGATAAGGTACAAGACTTGTATGGTATACTTCACAATACAGGTAGAGGCGGCGTTGGGTCAGGTATTGTAAGGGGTATTGTTGGGGCTATCTCTCAGACATTAGCAGCCATAGCAACTGGGGGAGCAACAGTTATTGATACATTTGGCGACGACCAAGACCCGACATCACCGCTATTTGGTGACTATCCTATAGGCATTCAGATTCCATACAACTCAATGATTACAGCACCTGATGGTAAAAAGTATGTTGCTAGAAACTTTTTCGTTCCTACTGGTAACTTAGGAGTAGACGATAAAATGTCACATACTAATGATAACCCTGCTGGTGTAAAGTTCAGTGAAGACGATAGATTTACTGGAATTAAAGGAACAGTACAAAAGTTTGATGTTGCTTATTCTGCTGCTGAGGAGCATTACACCTATCAGATGGTATTCGTACCGATTGACTTCATAGGTTGAGGTGAAATAATGCCGATAATGTTACAATCCAACCACGCACTTTTCTTTGATGGTGTAAGTGACAGCGTTATTATCCCACAGGGTGTGTTTAGTAAGTTAGGTAGAGATAATTCTGCGGGTGAAAGAAGTGCTTCTGATATAATAAGCGAGTCCTCTCAAGGTGCTAGAGTTAACAGTGTAATTAGCGATGCGTTGGGTAAGGAGATAGCAATTGAAGCATGGGTTACTCCTGACTGTGGTGGTGTGATACTACAAAAGTCATCTCAATTTTGTCTGAAACTAGGTAATGTAGATACACCCGGCCCTGCCTCTTTTGAAGTTAACTTACAAACCGATACTGGGTTTAGAAAAGTCATAATTTCTACAGCAACAGAAATCTCAAACGGTTACAATGGTACAGTATATCCTAGTACAACTAATAACGGCTTTGAAGATTCCTTCAACCGCTTTGTGGGTTCTAAAGACGATGCTACTAATCTAAACATCAATCAAAGACCACTAATTCATGTTGTTGCTAGTGTTAACAAAGGTAGAGTATCTCTTCACATAAATGGAGAATTAATGGCTGAAGAAAAAGTAGGTCGCTGCTTCCTACCTGAATCAGATGACCACGTCTACATAGGAGGTCCGGGTGGTCAGTTTCGTGGTGTTATTGAGAGTATACACATAAGTTCAGTGTACTCAAATGAAATGATAACTCGTAATGCAGCATTGGTGAATAATAACACACTAGCATTGTTTAGATTTGAAGAGCCTATCGAACCAGTAGAAGGAACATATGACATAGCATCTATTTCTTCTGTTAGTAATTTATCAGCAATAACCATCAGCACTAGTGATGCTGCTTTATTAGCATCTAAATTGACAGGGAAGAGTATAACAAGTGGAACAGTAGATTTTACAACCACTCCCTACTCATCAGGTAACTACAGTGTAGTTGATTACAAAACAACACCCGGTACTAAAAATACTCGCTCTATACCTCATGTTCCTTACAACCTCCTGATTAATCCCGGTGCAATAAACCGTGATACTCAGAAGCCCAATCAATCACCACCCGAGCGTGTGCGCTTGCACAATATTAACGTGAGTACAGGAGCCATGCTTGTTAGTAGTATTCACTTAGATTTTGACGGCTCTACTAATGGAGACGGGCTTAGACCAGTATTACACTCACGTAGTAGTGCTACAGGTGACGATTATTTTGTGGTGGTTAGTGCCGACCTTTTGCTAGATAATGGTTCAGGTAAACCATATCAACCACCTCATTTAGCATCTCAACTCATTGATAGAACGGGGCAAATGGTATTGGACGAAGGGCATTTCGAGCAACACGGAATAATGTTTTCTAGTAGAATGGCTACAACAACTAATGATGCTAACAATCCGTTTGCTGTTACATGGCCCAGTACATTAGACGAGTCATTTCAGATAGGGCACTCAGGTAGACACGTGCTTAATCATATCATAGGTCATCATTATCTTAGAAATATGCCAAGAGCAAATGAAGAAATCTTAGACCAGCAATTTGGTAATGCTGATATTGTTGAGTTATTCTTCGATGGTGCATCCCAAGGAATTGAAAAGCAATTTCCCATAAACAGTAAAGTAGACTATTATCGGGATATTGCTCAGAGTAGGATTGTTTCTACAACCTCATCTAGCACAGTCTCAGACTCTGTGGATAATGGTCTAGCAGACCCATCTAGGAAACTTATAGCAATCGGCGGTGAAGGCTTCAACCCAATGCCATTTGTTTTGAAAGGACCTGTGCCTAGGACTATAGATGATGTAGATGATAACATACGTAAACATCATCTTAGACCGTCAAGGACTAGCAGAGTTGCTATTTTAGAAGTTGATTTATCTTCGTATAATTTAGCGTCTTACATAGAAATTCATTACAATGCAATTGATTTTACAGGTGTTAGTATGGGTAAGACAAACCCAATGCTAATGGTTGAAAAGACTGTACCAGCCTCTAATCATTTACTTACAGGTTCTACATATGTTATAGACGCTATTGAAGCATCTTTGGCTAGTGGTAAGACTCTACATGCACCGGGTGGTATCATTGAGATTTCTGCTCCTACTGATGGTAATTTAGCGGAAGCATCATTTACACACTCTTTGATTGGGGATAATAGTGAGGGCTTTGAAAGCGACTCTGAATTAGATGAAAGGTATACACCTCAGAATTACACTACCATGTCTAGTGAGCCTAGAAGACCCCCGCAAAATATAGCAGCGTCACACACTACCAAAGATAATCACGAGTCCGTTTTTCATCATTTAATCATAGAGGCTAATAACGCAGGTAGTTTTACTTCATCACCAAGACCTTCAGCCTCAGTTAGTTCAGGCGCTGCTGGTGAGTTTGATATAGGAATAGCGGCTTCTAGTGGTCCTGTTCATGAAATGTTTGACATTATAGATAATCACGCTGTAACTACAGCGGGTATTCAACAACGCATTTACGTGCAACCTTCTGACCGTAATAGAACTGTTCAATTAAGACACATTAAAACTGTAGGAAACAATGCAAATGACTCTCATTTTGCTACTATAATGTACTTAATGACTAGAGCAAAACTACGTAGTATTGCTGAAGAAGAGGGTGAAGACGGCGCTGAAAGATTTACTAGAGTAAAATGTGTAGGTATAAATTCAGCAATCATTGATAGAAATGTTGACGAAATAGGGTCAGGTAGCCCCGATTCACACGTAGTCAAAGAAATAGACCCTAACGCTCCAGTAGTAACTGTTACCCTAGGTGGCGTAGGTCAAGGAGCATTTGATACAAATCCATCATTTGACCCTAGCGCACTTTCGAGGCTGCCTTATAACACAAGGTTTGGTTTCTCATGTCACGCTTTGAATGTTCGTACAGACCGTGACACTACCGCTGCTGACCGAATTCAATACATCGAAGTACGTGCTTTGAATAACGGCTCTATAGATTTGAAATCTTGGGGTACTTATCCATTCCCAAAGAAGGGGCGTTTGTTTTTGAAAAACGGTGCCAGTGCTGAATACACTAGTAAAAATGGAGTGGCATTTTTCTTCGAGGATTCTACTGTGGGGAGTGGAACGTTTGTATTAGGCGATGGTTCTGAAGTGGCTAATTTCTATGAATGGGTTAGAGATACAGGACTTAGTTCAACAGCGGGCGCTGTTAGTGGTGGGAGTATAGTAACCGCATCAGTAGGCGAAGTAATTATGGGTGATGGTAACTTCTATGTTGAGAATGCCACCGCTGATGGGTCTACTGTCAATGACAGAATGTTTCAATCAATGGATTCTGTTACACATGATTATCAGTTAGGCACGCAATTCGCAAGCACTCGTGCTTTAGTAGAAATACCTCTATTTAATGAGCAGTTCTTCAAGGATATTCCTAACGGTGTATTACCGGGCCCTGATAACTCTTTGAAATTACATCTTGACCCTACAATGACAGCACATACTTGGAATCCATCACCTGTAGGAAGACGCTATCAAGAAGTATCGCCTAGTGACCGCAGTGCTCATGCTGCCTATGCTTTCTCTCTATCGCAAAATAATCATACTCGTAGTGCTAGTATTCAAAATGAGGCAGTTTCAAGTGGAGGTAACTACAAACTGTACGTTAGTAATCCTGACATCTTTCCTGCTGCTGACATAGGTAGTTCAGGTAAGTCTTACTTCTACGTGGATAACGTACAGCGACATCAAAGAGCATTTTTGTCAAATGGTGAGTGGATTATCTACAACAATGACCCTTCTAGTGATGGTTACATACAGTTTGAAGATGCTACTTATGCTCATTCTAAGAAGTTCTTAGAAACGCATGAAGCGGGTATGCAGTTACTAGTAGGAGGGGGCTATCAAAGTGAAAGTCTAATTCCCTTAGTTGGTAGTTTCCTAAACCCATCATCATCTATAGAAAGAAGGAGTGAATACTATCATGATGCTGCTAGTGTTAAAACCCAAGGTGGGAATGTAGACTACGGTCTGCGTCAATATGTTAGCGCTGTTGAGTTTAAAGCCGGTCCTACCACTAATCCTCATGCTGCTCGAATACAAACCCGTAGAGCAAGCGGTCAAATTTTAGGTGTAGAGCCTATTATGAATGGGACGACATTCACTGGTTTGGTAGTGTTAAGTTTCTCAGAAGAAGATGCTGCTCTGTTCCCTAATATACAACCTAACATTGATACTAATGGCAATATAGTCTACGAGACTGGTGATTACCATTATCTATTGGAGGCAAAATCACCTAACGGAGATATTAGAAGATTCATTTATTGGGGCGATGCTGCTGCTACATTTTCACATTTAAGCAGCACACCTACTAGCCCTGAAGATTATAGAAATTCGATTATAGTTGAAGATATTTTCAATAAGGCTGGTGCTTTACCCAATTATTACGATTCTACTCATGCTAATTTTATATTAGACCAAGAGGCTTTGTTAGTGAAAAGAGGTTTTATGTTTGGCTTTGACCATGATAAAGATAGTTCAGCCCTAGAGAGAACTCTCAATATTAGTGATACATTTAGACCTCCTACTGCTCGTCATCCTTGGACTATCAAAGCCTCACCTACTGTCACTACTACTGCTTTAACTGTTACAAACACAACTAGTGAGCGCTTATTACAAGCAGATACTAACAGTCTTAATGTTCAGAAGGATGACTATGTGTATGCTGAAATAGAAACCATATCCGGCTCTACTATTGACAGCGTTAAGTTTCTAGGTAAAGTGACTGTTATTGCTGATGGTCATGCTCAAGGTACACCTTCATCTGATACAGTTCTTACTTTAGATGGAAGTATGACTAGTTCAGTAGCGACAGCAGTAAATAGTGCTCTAGGCGATGTAGCAAAGAAAGTTTATCTTAGAGTTGGATGTCATGACGTAATGAGGAACGATGATGAAGCAATTTTGAATAGAACATGGTTATTCCCATATGCACCCGGTGGTTTACGTAAAGGTGATACTATATGGGCTAATATGACCTATAACAATCCTCACGCAGTAGAGGGTTTATTTGCTAAAAGTCGTGGTGTATTTAATGAGGCTTTAGTGTGGAATGGGTTTAACGGTGGAGCGGGAAGTTTAGCAACTGACGCTCGTGATAGTATACCACTTGAAAACTTCTTAATCGGTAACACTTGTAGGGAGACTGCTGAAAATTACACACAACACGTCAATGAAACTATTCGATTAAACTACCAAGAGTTATTTGGGGAGCCTATGATTGAGCACCCTCCTATTGTAGCGTATCTTGACCCTACATTAAAAGGGGATGACCATGCTCGTGTTTTGCTTTATGATTGTGCTCATGACCGTGAGTTCATCGCTTTCCAAGATTTACAAATGCAAGTCCAAACCAGTCCTAAAGTAGCAGAAATCGGCTTCCAAAGGCATACTACTGGTTATAACATTGCTACTGGTGGTGACCAAATTGATTTAGTCACTCATAACATAAAATACAACGGTGCTAGTCAAAATGCCTTTATGACTCAGATTGACGTTGCTAATGGTTTTTCAAGTCAAAATAAGTATGTTAGACCTACAATGCGTTCAAGATTTATGGAGAGTGCTTATGCTCATGATATTGCTAATAATTATTCTAAATCTACTTTGAAGGCATCTGTTGAGGGAGTAGTTACTGCCCTAAAAACATTTTATGAAAATGGTGCTGGTGCTAATGGTAGAGAAGGTGGTACTGGTTATAGCCCTGCTACAGGCTTAGCGACTACAACCACTGGAAGTGGCACAGGATTGACTGTTAACCTCTCAACAACGGGCGGGGCTGGGACTAATAGAGGAATTTTAGCACTACCTTCTGTTAACAATGGTGGCTCAGGTTACGCTGATGGTGATGTAATTGAAGTAGTACAGTCAGGTGCATCAGGTGGTAAATACCGTGTAATAGTATCACCCATAGGAGTTTCAAAAAATCTTACTACTTCTAATAGACTAACTCAGTATGGTAAAGGACATGGTCACTTTGTACATACTGGTTATCACACAGGGGGACCATTGTCTGAAAGAGCAATAGGTGACAGTATTTTACCTAGGACTCAAGATGCAGTAGTATTACCTTATTGGGCTAATGAGTTACATAAGTATAGTCGTAAAACAAGGTCCAGCCTAGATGACTTTGTAGTTAAATTAACAGTCCACCGTGAGGATAAAACAGGGGCTTCTATACGTGACCCTTCTACTTTGTTTGATACACCTGATGGCACTAGAGTCATACCTGCGTTTTTGGCTTTACGTGGTATACGCTCTAACACTCTTGATTTATCAAATATGAAAGAGAATAGACTTCAACATTTAAAACACTGGACTGACATGGATTTTACTAGAAGGCTAACAATAGACTGTGGTTTAATTGGAACACGTGATGGTGTTACTGACGTAGAGGCCGCTGCTCGTGAAGTTGTAAGAACAATCAATCAAGCCGGTGCTAAGAACGCTAGAACTAACAGTGTAAATGGCGAAACTGGCTCTGCTCATGACCCAGCGGTTTGGTGGGATTTAGACAAAGCACTAGATACACAAGACAGTGGTAGTCATATGGGGTATTTTAGAGCACATCTAGGTAGAGTAGTTCAAGATATTAATGGTAATCAAGGTCATTCTATAATCATCCATAGCACTGTACCGGGTGCCACTGGTCGTAATTTCTGTGTTTGGTTAGATAACGCTACAGGGCAAGTTCCATATCAACCTGAGTTCCTTATTGGTCATGGTGGTAGATTCAGAACATTTTGGTGTCAGCCTGATGAGATAAGTGGAGAAAACATGCACCCTGCGCCGATGCCACTAAATAAGCACGGTAGACCATTTGCTCCTATTACAACTTTACGCCAGTATACTTTACCCGACGATACAGGTACTCAAATAAAATCTACTAACGACTTTGCTCAACGTGGTGACGAAAACTCAGACCCTGTTAATAGAGCAATTTCAATGGTCACAGGGTCAGGACAATCTCATAATACAGTCAATGTAGAGTCATTAGAAATTGAAGGTTATTCTACTAGTTTTACTGAAGGCTTAAGAGTAGGTACACAAGCAGTGGGTAGGGTAAACTTTGGTGGTTTAGTAGCAGCAGGTATACCCGGCTTCGCACCTGATGCCGGTAATTGGGGATTCGGACGTAAAGGAGATAAGAGGTTTGTTAAAAGATATGGTGACATTCATAAAAGTCAATCAAATGCTTCTTTACCCACCGCCTATAGTAGTTACATACCATCTAATCAAATTTCTAATGATAGTATAGGTAACACTCCCCTATACGGTTTTGAGTTCAAAGACCATTTAGGAAACAGACATGGTATACGTATAGTCTATAGAACGATGGACGAAACTTTCACACTTGATGAAACACAAATACCTGATACGCTTGATGATGAAATTGTAATTTACATAGATGACCGAGATGTTGGTCAAGGTGGTTTTACAATAGGTCATCACATGCACGGCTTAGGAGATGCAACTGGTAGGTTCCCTGCTAACCCAACAAATGCCGATTTAATAGGCTGGAGAGGTAATCGTTGGAACGGGGTTCCTTCTGTAAATGCTGCTTATGATGTTGATATTCAATACTCCGGTAATACTATCAAAGTTCAACCTAGAGCACCTTACAATTCATGCCCTCATCCTGATATATTGGGTTATATGGGCTTCCCATTAGAAAATGGGCTCATACAGGTTTCTGACCCTTTTATTGATAGTGATGTAACTGGCTCTATAGGGCACGTATATTCATACACACATCGGGCTGAAGAGCCCGGCGGAATACTCTACTTTTACGGAATAGAAGGCACTGCGTTTAACGCATCACAAGGTCAGGCCGCTGGTGCCGCAGCGATAACAAACACACCAACTGTATTCGGTGACCCACCCACTACTGCTACATATATTAGGGGTTTAATTTCATCTTGTCTAAATTGGACTACGCTTGTAACTGATGAAATTATTGCTGCTACTGTTACTGCTGCTATTAATATTAGGAATCCGAACATAGAAGAGGGAGTACCTTTTGACTGTACTGAGTTCTTTGCTGCTGATGGTAGAACATTAGGTGAGTGGGGTGTGGAACCTGACGCTATACGTATTCGTGCGTTTAATACTAGTCGAAACATTCAACCAATATCCAATTTCTTCTCAGCGAGTATTCATAGAGATATGGCTATTCAGGCAGCACATGTAGAACATGGTGATATTGAAAAAATAGAGCATAATGGAACTTTAGGTAGTAGTAACCGTTGCGCTACTGATGCTCAAATTGATGCTGGTTTAAGAGCAGAATGTGGTTACATACCACATACTGTCGTGCAAATTATCAGTAAAGGTAGAGGGTCTAATGGTAACACACCGTCTCCTGTGTTAGTAGATTCTAGTAATGTGCCGGTAAATACTGAAACATGGAGTAAAAATCTAAACGGTGCTAGATTTACAGCATATTCAGGAGACCATATTTTACCTATGGTAAACAACCCAACTATTGAGATTGATGAAATTACTGCTACTGATGTAGTTCTCGATGGAGGTAACGAACTATGGCACTTTGTAAGACCTGCTGGTGCTGAAGGCACTACAATTAGTGACGGAAGCGGAGGCACTTATGATAAGATAGCCTCATTTGGCAACAAATCTTTGTTTTCATATAGACAAGATACAGCGCTTGTTACTAGTGAAAATGGAGCAAATTCTCAAACTAAATTAGATATTATTACTGATACTAAGAGTGATGATTTTGGCACAGTAAGTTCACCAGCAGCAGATGTAGCACAGCGCTTTGCTGACCATAGATGCTTCACTACTGCTGGTGTTCGTGTGTTAGGTAGCCTTCACTCTAGGCCTCAAGTATTCTTCCGTGGAGGTAGAGATAGCAGCGACCACTGGGTTCCTTTATTCTTTGGTGGCGGGTTTAGTGGTGTAACTATTGACGTAAATGATGGCACTCAAAATGACTACAGTGACAAATATACACATCCATACGCTAACGGACCTAACGGTGTTACTGGTATACAAAACGCAAACGAAACGCTGTCATCATTCTCTTTATTAGATTGTAATGCTATGATGGCCTTTTTCCCCGGTACTGCATTATTAAACCAGCATCGAGGAAGTCTGAATCCGCCGTTTTTCAACAAAGACAACGTACTCAGT